GGTTGTCTTATGTTTGACGAACTTACACACTTCACACATGATCAATACAAGTTCCTAAGGAGTAGAGTGCGTATAGCAGACAGCAAAGACATACCAACAAAATACAAACATTGCTTTCCAAGGATAGTTGCAGGTAGCAATCCAGGTAGTGCAGGACACGCTTGGGTCAAGAGGACTTGGATTGATCCAGTGCAACCAGGAGAGACCTGGGATGTGCCTGTTGAAGATGGTGGTATGCAACGTCAATTCTTGCCAGCAACATTGGCAGACAATCCTTATATGCAAAAGAATGATCCTGAATATGCAAGTAGACTAGCAGGACTAGGTGGTGATCTTGCAAGGGCAATGTTAGAAGGTGATTGGAACATACTTGCAGGTGGTATGTTCAGTGATGTGTTGGACACAAACAAACATCTATTGTATCCACACACACTAGATACTAGAATTTGGCGCATGACCAGGACATTTGACTATGGATATGCAAAGCCTTTCAGTGTATTATGGATGGCACAAAATGTTGAAGATGTAGAATGGAGAGTTTCAGGCAATCAAACGCACAAAGCATATGATATACATATGCCAAGAGGCAGTTGGTTGATTGTAGATGAATTGTATGGCTGTGAACGTGGCAAAGAAGATGTAGGTGTCAGATGGCCTCCTGACGCAATCAGTGCTGAGATAAGGGCAACAGAAGATAGGAGAGAATATTTTATAAACAACAGCGTAGCAGATAGAAGTATTTTCAATGGCGATGTAACTATCGCAAATGAAATGGCAGTGCATGGTGTAAACTTCACACCAAGCGACAAATCACCAGGCAGTAGGGCAAGGGGACTTGCAACTATTAGAGACTTGTTGGTGCAAAGCAGTATGGAAAGAGCAGAAAAACCTGGACTTTGGATATACAATACTTGTAGAGATTTCATAAGAGTCATGAATACAGTTGAAAGAGATCCTAATCATCCAGATGACCTTACCAAGAGTGCAGAAGATCATAGTATTGATGCGGCACGATATGCTCTAACTTTGCCTGTTAAACGTGTTTCAACACGCAACGTAATAGGATTTTAATAAATAAGAGTAAGAACGATAGGATAACAATATGCCAGTAAACCAACCCACTCATGAACACGAGCATTGGGAAGCAAAAGCAACCAAAGATAGAATGTTTCTGGCCGGCGAAGAAAGTGTCAAGAATGCTGGCGAATACTTTTTACCTAGATTAACCAGTCAAAGCAATTTTGAATACAAAAGTATGCTTGACAGGACTTTGTTTTTCAACGCCGCAAGAAGAACACAAAGCGCCTTACTAGGTTTGGTGCATAGACGACCAATCACAGTAGAAATGCCAGAAGCAGGAGCACAATTCGTTGACTCCATGAACATGACGCCAAATGGTCATATAGATATATTCGCAAAAAAAGTTACAGATGAAGTTTTACAAGTTGGTAGATGTGGTGTAGTAATTGATTATGATGATGTTACTGACAGGCCTTATGCAACGATTTACATGGGAGAAGACATAATCAGTGTAGAAGATGCACCAAGAGATAGTGTCAGTGAATATCAAAGAGTAGTCCTAAGAGAATATGAAAGAGTCATGACAGATGATGATTTCAAATACAAATTTGCAGTTACATATCGTGTAAAGACATTGACAGAAGAAGGCCTTGTAGAAGAAATATACAGACAAGATGCAAAAGGACAATACTTCCTAGATGAAACTATCATACCAACAAAGCGTGGTGCAAGAATAGATAGGATACCTGTAGTGATATTTGGCACTAATAATTGCAGTGGTGAATATCAAGAAAGTTTATTACATGATATCATAAGTGTAAATGTCCAGCACTATATTACAAGTGCAGATCTAGGAACAGTGTTACACTTTTCTGCTTTGCCTACACTTGTTATATCAGGTGTGCAAGGTGAACAAGATGAACAAACACCAATCAGATTAGGTAGCACAAATGCAATCATGTTACCACCAGGTGTTGATGGTAAGATACTTGAATTCACAGGTGCCAGTGCCGCACAGTTAAGAAGTCATCTAAGAGAACTAGAACAGCGTATGGCAGTGTTGGGTAGCAGAGTGTTACAACCTGACCAAAGACCGCAGACAGCGACAGCAGAGAGTATCAAGAGTGCCGCTGAGATGACATCATTGCATGGCATGGTATCTACACTACAACATGGCATGAAACACGTCTTAGATTTTATGTTATATTGGGCAGATATTGAAGGCGAAGCATTTGTAGAATACAACAAAGACTTTAACGTCCACAAACTAGAAGCAGGACAATTGGCCGCACTTACAAAAGCATTGATGGATGGTGCAATTGATCAAGAAACATTTATGCACAACTTGAAACAAGGTGAATTGTTACCACCTGCAAAAGCACAACAAACACAGGAAACTGCAACACCATTAAAACTTGACATGGCACATCCTCCTATGGAAAACAAAGAAGATATGGTGGCACACATCAGAGATATGATATCAGAAGGTTATACTGACGAACAAATCCTAGAGATACATCCAGAGATTGCAGGTTTCTTCAATGGAAATAACAATGAAGATATTGGTGAATAAAAAAAGAATTGATCAGATGGTTGGTGCAGGCATGACTGATAATGAAATATTAGAAATGTTTCCTGCTATAGATCCTGTGATATTACAAGAACATATTGATGAAATGAGAGAACAGTATGGCACAGTATAAAGGTAGAAATGTAACACTGAACAAACCATTTAGACTAATGGGAGAAAACAAGAAGTTTGGTGTTTATGTAAACAATCCAGCGACCGGCAACGTAAATGTTGTAAAGTTTGGACAGCCAGGTATGAATATTCAACGAAACAATCCTGCTAGGCGTAAAGCATTCAATGATAGGTTTGATTGTGAAAGTGCCAAAGACAAAACAACTGCAAGATATTGGAGTTGTTGGGCATGGAAGCCAAGCAGTAAATTACCATAGGAGAAAATTATGCCAGTTATAAAAACAGCAACAGGTTACAAATTTGGTGCAATGGGTAAAGTATTCAAGACGAGAGCAGAAGCAGAAGCACAAGGGAGAAAACAGATGCAGGCAAAACGTGGCGGCAAAAGAGGCGGCAGAAGAAAATAATATTGATTGGAGCAGTTACTTTGCTTCAATAGTAGGCGTCTGCCCATGGAGTAAGTCTTATTGGCGTAAGCAAAAAATAGACATACAAAAATGGCAAGGCGAACGCAACATAAAACCATTAGGTGATTATGTTGCAAGGATGTGGATACACAAACACGCAAGTGGCAGATTATTGTGTAAGATACATTATAGACTGAATGACAACAGACCAAATGAAGAATGGTTATACAGTCATCCGTGCTATGGAGGACACTCAACTCCAATGCCAGTCCTTATACAACAGGACTTAGGTATTTTAACCAAAGCACGAAAAAATAAATATTGATGTAGGCGGACTACACAATTAACATAACGTCAAGGAGACAACATGACAGAAGAAACAAACAACAATCCCAACTTACCATTTTACGCAGACACATTAGATAATGTTCCAGAACAACTGCATTCTTTTTATCGTAAAGAAGAAGCAGGTGGATACACTCTTGCAGTTGAAGGAGTCGCACCTAAACGTAAAGTTGATGAGTTCAGAGATAACAATAGAAAACTACAAACACAAATCCAAGAACTTCAAGAAAAATATCAGTTCGTTGACCTTGAAGAATACAAGTCTCTCAAAGAAAAAGTAGCAGAAAAAGATACTAAAGGATTTGTGCCACAAACAGATATTGATAAAGAAGTAGAAAAACGTATTCGTAAGATGCAAAAAGAATACGAAGAAAACACAGGCGAACTAAACAAGCAATTATCTTCACAGTCAGAAAAATTAAGCCAACTGTTGATTGACAATGAAGTTGCAACTACAGCGGCTAGTGCAAACGCACTTGATACTGCAATGGAAGATATCCTTATGAGAGTAAGAAACAAGTTCAGTGTAAAAGACGGTGTAGCAGTAGCAAAAGATAGTGCTGGAGAAACTGAATACAATGCAAAAGGTGATCCATTAACTATTGCTGAATATATCAATACATTAAAAGATAACGCACCGCACTTGTTTAAGCCAAGCACAGGTGCAAACAGTATAGGTAGAACAACTGCAAGACCAATGCAACAACAGCAAAAAAGAACAAGTCTTGACCAGATTAACGCAGGACTAAAGACACTAAGATAAATAACAACATAGTATTAGCGGATAATATTGGTTACAGGCGTTCTGTATAATTTAAAACCATTTATATAGGAGAAAAGAAATGGCATATTTAACACAATCATTGAATGATGTAGTTTCTAATGAATTTTTCCGTAATCCAATTTATCCTGGAATCGCGGACGCTATTCAAGAAGCACAATCATTCTACGAGTTCGTTCCTTTCATGGCAATCAAAGGATCAAGCATCGGTGTTCAAGAAAATTCAGATCAAAACTTAGTAAAGTTTGGTAATGACGGAATGGATCTTGACACAGGTGATTCAGCAAATCAATTGACAACTGCTTTCAGAAACTACAACATCAAATCAATCGCTGGTTTGGCAAACGTAGGTTCAGTATCAGGTGCGGCTTCAACTGCAAATGGTGTTGACTTGATGGCTGTTGCAATCCAAGCAAAATCACGTGACATTGCTCGTAAAGTTTACAAGCAAGTAGTCAAAGGCACTTCAGGCGGTGACTCAAATGGTTTCCGTGGTTTAGACGATATGTATGATGACTCAACAGGTGAGTTACATAACAAAAACGAACTAACACCAGCAAACTCAGGCGATGATATTGCTGACGTTCTTGACCAGTTATTGAATGCAATTACTGCAAAAGACGCAGACTTCATTATGATGAACGGAACTATTTTGAATAAGTTCACAGCAAGAATGAGAGCATCAGGTGCAGGTTACAACTATGTAACTTCACCAATTACGAATAGAAATCTTCTATCGTATCAAGGTGTCCCAATCTTCCGTAATGATTACATTACAGTTCACACAACTGACAAGCATGAAATCTATGCAGGTTGTTTTGAAGACGGTGGTAACACTGGTATTGCAATGATCTATCCTGAAGGAACACCAGCAGGTATTGAAGTTGTTGATTTAGGTGAATCAGAAAAGTATCTTGGTAGAGTATCAAGAGTTGCTCAGCACACTGCACTAGCAGTAATGAACAGCGAAGGTCTTGCTAAGATGACTGTAGATTTAAGTGACAACACTGGTCTATAATAGATCTTAAACTTTTATATTATGAAAGGCGGCTTTTAACAGTCGCCTTTCTTGTTTATAGCATAAATAAGAGTATAACAAGGAAAAGACAATGGCAACATTAAACGCAACAGCAAAATCAGCAACTGCTAACAGTTATCTAAC